ACATCACTTGCAAACGGTACAGATGCTAGCACATTATCGGCTGGCAACATAGCTACTGGATTCGATAAATTAGAAGATAAAGACACAATTACAGTAGACTTTTTGATTGCACCTGGCATGAGTGCAAGATCAGATCAAACTACGGTTGTAAACGATCTAGTTACAACAGCCGGAACTACTCGTAAAGATTGTGTTGTAGTTACATCTCCAGCAAGATCAGATATCGTAAACGTATCATCACCAGCTACTCAGGTAACAAATGCAGTAGCAACAGCAGATACATTTACAAATTCATCTTATCTGGTAGTTGATAATAACTATCTAAAAGTTTACGATAAATATAACGATAAATACCGCTTTATTCCGGCCGCATCTTCTACTGCTGGTATCATGGCTGCAACAGATCTAAATGCTGCACCTTGGTTCTCACCAGCCGGTCCAAGACGAGGCGCATATCTAGGTATTACATCTTTGGCTTCTTCACCGAATAAGTCACAGCGTGATACTTTATATAAAGCGGGTGTTAACCCAATCTCAAACATACCAGGACAAGGTGTCCTATTGTTTGGTGATAAAACAAAATTAGCACGGCCTTCAGCATTCGATAGAATCAACGTTCGGAGATTGTTCCTAACAGTCGAAAGAGCTGTTTCTTTGGCTGCTCGAAATACACTCTTCGAATTTAATGATGAGTTTTCCCGTGCTGAATTCGTAAACATTGTCGAGCCTTTCTTGAGAGAAATCCAAGGTCGAAGAGGTATAACGGACTTCAGAGTTGTGTGTGACGCAACAAATAACACTGCGGCCGTAATCGATAGAAATGAATTTGTTGCTAATATCTTCATTAAGCCAGCACGTTCGGTCAACTACATCACTCTAAACTTTGTAGCTGTAAGAACTGGCGTGGAATTTGAAGAAGTAGCAGGCACAGTATAATAGCGTCAGAGGAGATAACAAATGGCTATTTTAGGAGTTGATGACTTCAAATCCAAGCTGAGAGGTGGTGGCGCTAGACCTAATCTGTTTAAAGCTACTATCAACTTTCCTACTTACGCAAACGGTGATGTAGAAATTACTTCATTCCTTTGCGAGGCAGCTCAGCTTCCAGGTTCTACTATCGGCACTATCGTGATGCCTTTCCGAGGTAGACAATTAAAAATGGCCGGCGATCGTGTATTCGATGTATGGACGCCGACTATTATAAACGACACAGACTTCAGGATTCGTGATTCGATGGAGCGTTGGATGAATGGCATGAACGGCCATCAGACAAACACTGGTTTAACCAACGTCACAGATTACGAAGCAGATCTTATTGTTGAACAAATCGACAAAGACGGATCTACTTTGAAGACTTATAACTTCCGTGGTTGTTTTCCAACTGCAATCTCTCCAATCGATCTGAACTATGCTTCAGAAAACGAAATTGAGAGATTCACAGTGGAATTCCAAGTTCAGTACTGGGAATCTAATACCACTACGTAAGTGAATAAATAGAGGGAAGGGCAGAGCTTTTCTGCCCTTTCTTTACTGTTAAAAGGAATTAAAATGGCAGACAATAGCGGACTTAAATTATTTGGATTTGAAATCCGTAGAGCGAAAGCATCTAGCGGAAAGGATATGCTGCCGTCAATCGTACCTCCTGTAGATGAGGATGGAGCAGGTTATGTTACTGCTGCTGGTGCACATTACGGCACCTACGTAAACATTGGTGATGACGATAAAAAATCCAAAGACGACTTTCAACTTATTCGACAATATAGACAAGTGGCAACACATCCAGAGGTTGATGCTGCTGTAGAAGATATTGTAAATGAATCAGTTACATCTTCAGATACAGAAAAATCTGTATCGCTTGTGCTTGATAATGTTGAAGCACCAGATAATATAAAGAAACAAATTCAAGAAGAATTTGATCAAGTATACTCAATGCTTGAGTTTAATACTTTAGGGCATGACATATACAAGCGTTGGTACGTTGATGGTAGAATGTATCATCACTTAGTTGTAGATGAAAAAAATCCTAAGCTTGGCATTCAAGAAATACGTCCTATAGACGCCGCTAAGATTCGTAAAGTAAAAGAAGTTAAAAAGAAAAGAGATCCAATTAGTGGTGCTTCTATTATTGAAAACGTAAACGAGTTTTTTATCTATCAGGACAAACCAGGAACAACTAAACAGGGAATCAAGATGAGTCCTGATTCTGTGAGTTATGTTACGTCTGGTTTACTTGACGAAGAACGTCGTAAGGTTGTGTCTCATTTACATAAGGCACTAAAACCTATTAACCAATTACGCATGATGGAAGACTCGCTGGTTATTTACAGACTGGCACGTGCTCCGGAACGTAGAATATTCTATATTGATGTTGGTAACTTACCAAGAGGTAAGGCCGAAGAATACATGAAAAATATTATGGCGAAGTATCGTAATAAACTGGTATATGATGCTAGCACAGGAGCAATAAGAGATGATAGAAAAAGTATGTCAATGCTTGAAGATTTTTGGCTTCCAAGACGAGAAGGTGGTCGAGGAACTGAGATCTCTACCTTACCAGGCGGTGAAAACCTGGGACAAATCGACGATATCATATACTTCCAAAAACGTCTCTACCGATCGCTTAACGTACCTATAAACAGACTTGAACAAGAATCACAGTTCTCACTTGGTAGATCTACCGAGATTAACCGTGATGAATTAAAGTTTCAGAAGTTTATAGATAGATTGAGATCGCGATTTAACATGTTGTTCTATGGCATATTGAAAAAGCAATTGATCTTAAAAAGTATTATTACTGAGGAAGACTGGGATAACTGGAAAAACAATATCATAGTAGAACATACTCGCGATAATCATTTTACAGAACTCAGGGACGCAGAAATATTGAGAGAAAGAATTCAAACACTTGATCAGATGCAACAATACGTTGGTGAATACTACTCAAAAGAGTGGGTTATGAAAAACGTACTTCAGTTCTCTGATGAAGAAATTGAAAACATAGGTAAACAAATGGATGATGAAGGTCCAACAGACGATGAACCAACTGGAGATGAACAATGAGTATTGAAGATTTAATTGACGATATAACTAATCAAAACTTTGCTAAGGCAGAACCACACTTTCACACTATACTTCAATCAAAAATAGATGATGCATTGGCGGCTGAAAAGGTTAAAGTGGCTGGACATATTTTTAACGGTGAAGAAGAAGAACAATTAGAACTAGATCTAGAAGACGAAGAAGATGAAGAAGCTGACGATAATGCAGATGAAGAAGTATCTGAAGAGGAAGAAGAAGCAGAAGAAAAATAATTTTATTACAAATTTTAATTCGTATAAATAATAGTTAAACAAGGTTTAAAATGAAAACGTTTAAACAGCTGAGAGAAAAAACTCGTGGTAAAATGCCTCCTGGCCAGCATATTAAAGATATGAAGGTTGGGAAGAATCATCTTATGATCCACAAGGACAAAGGGCGATTCATTACCTATATTGATATGGAAAAACTAGACTCTTACCGTACAGCGGCAGAAGCCGAGAAGATGGGTAAAGAGTTTATAAAACAATATAAAGGTTAAGACTATGAAATTAATTGCTGAATATAGCGACAACGATGTTGAAATCATTACCGAAGCAAAAGAGTCTGGCGGTAAAGATTATTTCATCGAAGGCGTGTTCATGCAGGCCGAGAAGAAAAACCGTAATGGTAGAGTTTATCCTAAGCCCATTATGGAAAAGGCTGTTGACAAATACGTTACAGAACAAGTTAGCACTAAGCGTGCAGTTGGAGAGTTAAACCACCCTGATGGACCGACTATAAACTTAGACAAAGTATCCCACCTCATCGAAGCCCTTGATTGGAAAAATAACGATGTTGTGGGTAAAGCACGCATTTTGGATACTCCAAATGGACAGATCGTTAAGGGTCTGCTTGATGGCGGAGTCAAACTGGGTGTTTCAACTCGTGGTATGGGCAGCCTCGAGCAAAGAAACGGCGCAATGGTCGTCAAGGACGACTTTATTCTTAATACGGTTGATATCGTACAAGACCCATCAGCACCAACTGCTTTTGTTAATGGAATAATGGAAGGTGTTGAGTGGATCTGGAATAACGGCGTTATTGAAGCTCGGGAAATTGAAAAAATGGAGACTGAAATTAAAAAGGCTCCACGAAAGGATCTCTATGAGGTTCAGACTCGTGAGTTTAAGAATTTCCTCTCGTTGCTGAAAAGTAAAACATAAGGAGTCAAACATGACTGATCAAGTAGAAGACCAGGAAGTTGAGCTCGATGACAACGACGTTGTGGAAGAAGCTCATGATCCTAAAAATGCAGAGGCGCAATCAGTTGCTTCTGTAGATAAAGCTGGGGATAACACCTCGCAAGCTCCGGCTCGCAAAGGTGATAAAAAGAACAGCGAACCAATGCCAAAGACAAAAGCTGGCATGATTAATGCTATGCATGGCATGATGACTGGTATGAAAAAAGACCAGCTAATGGCTGCATATGGTAAAATGATGGGAGAAGACGTATCTGCAGATGATATCGAAGATACAATTATTGAAGATCAAGAACTCGACATTAAAGTTGATTTCTCTGATGACTTAAATGCATTAGTCGAATCTGAGGCAACTCTTTCAGAAGAGTTCAAAGCCAAAACAGCTGTAATTTTTGAAGCTGCGGTAAAAGCAAAACTTTCTCAAGAAATCGATCGTTTGGAAGAAGCGTATAAAGAAGAGCTGGAAACAGAACTTGCTTCTACAAAAGAACAGATGGTAGAGAAGGTTGACAGCTACCTCAACTATGTGGTTGAGACATGGATGGAAGAAAACAAACTTGCTGTACAAACAGGTTTGCGTACTGAAATCGCTGAGACATTTATGAACAAGATGAAAGATCTATTCGTAGAGTCTTACGTAGAAGTACCTGAGTCCAAAGTTGACCTCGTCGACGAACTAGCCACTGCAAACGAAGAGCTTGAAGAAAGCTACAACGATGCAATGACTAAGTCTATCGCACTTGCTGAAGAGCTAGAAGATCTTAAGCGTGATGCTATCATTCGTGAAGCATCTAAAGATCTAGCAGAAACTCAAGTCGAGAAGCTAAAAACTCTAGCAGAAGAAATAGACTTTGAAGATGAAGAAACTTTTGCACAAAAAGTTGCTACTATCAAAGAAACATATTTTGCAAAGAAAACCGCTGAGTCCGCAATCGTAGAAGACACTACAGACGAAGATACACCTTCTGTAGAAGTCAGCGATGTAATGTCTCAGTACCTTAACGCAATTCGAAAATCAAATCCTTAAGGAGTTCTAGAAATGGAAACTTATGATCGTTTGGTGGAAAAGTGGAATCCAGTATTAGCAGAAGAATCTGCCGGTACTATCTCCGATAACCACCGTAAAGCAGTAACAGCTGTTCTCTTAGAGAACACAGAAAAAGCTCTTCAAGAAGAGCGCGCACAAATGAACTTTTTGTCAGAAGCACCTGCAACTTCTGTATCTAATGCATCTGTATCAAACTGGGATCCAGTATTGATTTCATTAGTACGTCGTGCAGCACCTAACATGATTGCTTATGACGTTGCTGGCGTTCAGCCGATGACTGGTCCAACAGGCCTGATCTTCGCAATGAAAGCTCGCTACACAAGTGGTACAACTGGTGCAACCGAAGCTCTATTCAACGAAGCAGACACTACATTCGCTGGTGACTCTGCAGATACTCATTCCTCATCACCATCAGGTCTTGACGGAATCGATCCAGCTGCTGGTAACGTTGCTGGTGACTCATCACTTGACTCAGAACGAAGCCTTACATTCGGCGACGGTATTGACACTGGTCGGGCTGAACTTTCAGGTGCATTCCGTAACATGGGCTTCACCATCGAAAAATCAACTGTGACAGCGAAGTCACGTGCGTTGAAAGCGGAATACTCTCTAGAACTAGCACAAGACTTGAAAGCAATTCATGGTCTTGATGCTGAGACAGAATTGGCAAACATTCTGTCAACAGAGATCTTAGCGGAAATTAACCGTGAAGTAATCCGAACAATCAACTCACAAGCTAAAACTGGTGCAGGTCAATCCTCAACAGCAATCAACGGTATCTTTGACATGTCAACAGATGCTGACGGTCGTTGGTCAGTTGAAAAATTCAAAGGCTTACACGTACAAATCGAAAGAGATTCAAACGTGATTGCAAAAGAAACACGTAGAGGAAAAGGTAACTTCATTATCTGTTCTTCAGACGTTGCTTCTGCTCTAGCAGCTGCAGGTTCTTTGGATTATGCTCCGGCACTTTCAACTAACTTGAATGTTGATGACACAGGAATACATTTGCAGGTGTTATGAACGGTAAAACACGAGTCTATATTGACCCGTATTCAACAACCGATTATGTAACTGTAGGTTATAAGGGTACTAACCCATATGACGCAGGTGTTTTCTACTGTCCATATGTACCGTTAACAATGGTACGTGCGGTTGGTGAGAATGACTTCCAGCCAAAAATTGGTTTTAAAACTCGTTACGGCATGGCGTCAAACCCATTCGTAGGTTCAACACCAGCAAATGGTCTTGCAACAGCGAAAACAAACCAGTACTACAGAATCTTCCGTGTTGACAACATCATGGCATAAGATTAAGTATCACTAGCTCGATACTAACTAGGGTCGCTTCGGCGGCCCTTTTTTTATTTTAATTTAAAAAATGTTTTGTTTGTTTTCAACTACTTATGAAAAAAAAGCGTAAGTTGTTGTTTTTAAACGAAACAAAAAGGTGTACATTCCCTAGAAACTGTTGTATAAAAGATATATCAGATAAAGGAAAAACCAAATGTCAGTAAAAACTCTAATCGATCAAACATTCAGCTACGCACAAACAGGTGGAGATCTTAAAGATCTGTATATGAGCGATTGTAAATCTTTCTTAGCAGTACATTTTCATCTTGGAATGAAGCAGTTTAAAATGGCTTCAGCACTAGTAGACGAAATGGATACTGAACCACGTGAGCAAATCTGCATGGCGATTGCTGAAGAATACGGTAATGACTTTTTGGTAAACAACTTTGGTTATGAGGTAGCTTAATGTATAAAATGATGTTCAAATATTGGCACAATGAAAAAACATGGTGCGAAACAACTTTACACGGCGCAACAAAAGAAGACGTGTACGAATCAGCTAGACAATGGTCACTCAAAGCTAGCCCAGAGAAAGAAGGCCACTTTACAATATCAGCCTTATGGCACATGGAACCCAAGAAATGCATGTCTGGGTTTCACATGAAAAAGGTAGGCTGCTGAAAAGCAGCCTTTTTACTTATATAAATAGATGTAAGCAGAACGGAAAAAGAATATGCCTACATTAAATCCAACAGTTGAAGTAGATGTCAGTTTAACGAGCTCACAAAGTCAGCTCAATAATATTAACTACTTACAGCCAAACGCGTTTAAACTTTCAATTGATCGAAAGAACTTTCCTAACCTAGAGTTCTTTGCTCAATCTGTGCTACATCCAGACACATCTCTTACTGCAGCAGAACTTCCACATCTACGCGTGGCAAATGTACCTTTTGCTGGAGATACACTTCGGTTTGGCGAACTATCTGCAATGATTATTCTTGATGAGAATATGAATTCATACATTGAAATGTATAACTGGATTACTCGTATCGTTCAACAGGATTATAAATCGCCACTAAATAGAACTGAAAAGATACCTCCAACAAACGCTGATATTACTGTGTCTGTTTTGTCTAGTCACAATAATACTACACGAAAAATTAAATATAAAGATTGTATACCAACTGGTCTCGGTAATATTACATTTGAATCGACTACATCTGAATCTTTCCTTACGTATCCCGCTAATTTTAGATTCTCTTACTTTGAAATTTCTTAACTGAAATAGGAACATTATGATTGACTTGAAAACTATTCTTGCTATGTGGCAAGAGGATTGCATTATTGATAACAGCAAACTAGATGCTACTTCTAGAGATACTCCTAAATTACATGCTAAATATCTTCAGCTACTAGCCGAGGCTAAGCTTATGAAGAAGAAGGCAGAGTTTACACAGAAAAATTTGCTCAAAGAAAAATGGCTTTATTATAATGGTAAAATGGATCAAGATGAATTAACTGAAAAGGGATGGGATCCTGATCCTTTTAATGGGTTGCGTATCCTCAAAGGCGAGATGGATTACTACTATGATTCAGATCCAGAGATCCAGCAGTCCGAAGAAAAAATAGAATACTGGAAGACAGTTATAGATAGTCTTACAGATATAATTGATAACTTAAAATGGAGACATCAAACTATTTCCAATATGATTCGTTGGAGGCAGTTTGAACAAGGCGATTGATGGCAGACTTTAAAGTTCAGCTAAAAGATTATAGTATGATGTATGTTGACTGCGAACGTGGTCCTGCTCAAGAACTATCCGAGTACTTTTCATTCTATGTTCCGGGTTATAAGTTTATGCCTGCGTATAAGAATAAAGTATGGGATGGTAAGATACGTTTATATAATAATCTTACAAACGAATTAAACGCTGGATTGTTTCATTACCTTCGTAAGTTTTGTACTGAAAGAGGATATACATATGAATTAGAAGAATCCGATTACGGATCTCCTACTGATAAAAATGTAGTCGATCAAAAAGTATTTGACCAGTTTCTTCAAGTATCACACCTTCCGTTTCCACCAAGAGACTATCAGTACGACGCTGTTATTCGTTCTTTGATTTCAAATAGGGCTATACTGTTATCACCAACTGGATCTGGTAAATCATTTATCATTTATTTGATTATGAAATATTGGATGAGTATGGTAAATGAAAAAGACAAGATTCTGATTATCGTACCGACTACTTCTTTGGTTGAACAGATGTATACTGACTTCAAAGACTATGGAATGTTAGTTGAGAACGCATGTCATAGAATTTATTCTGGTAAAGACAAAACCACTGACAAGCGTGTTATTATTTCTACATGGCAATCAATATACAAATATCCAAAGAAATGGTTTGAACAATTTGGTATGGTAATAGGAGATGAGTGCCACGGATTTAAATCTAAGTCCCTGTCGTCAATAATGAATAAGGCTACGAAAGCAAAGTATAGATTCGGCACAACTGGCACACTCGACGGTACGCAGACACATAGACTCGTCCTTGAGGGATTATTTGGTCCTGTGCATCAGGTTACCATGACTAAAACGTTACAAGACGAAGGAACATTGGCACCTTTAGATATTAAAGTACTTTTATTAAATTATACAGAAGAAGTGAGGAAAGACTTTGGCAACAAAACATATCAAGACGAAATTGAATTCATTATTGGAAATAATACTCGTAATAGGCTTATTCGGAATCTCGCTCTGGATGCTAAGGGAAATACTCTTGTCTTATTTAGTCGTGTGGAGGCTCATGGAAAGCCTCTCTATGATTTAATAAATAGTAAGGCAGAGGAAGGAAGAAAAGTTTTCTTTGTATCCGGTGAAGTAGCAACTTCAGATAGAGAAGCAATTCGTAAAATAGTGGAGAAACAAAATGGAGCAATTATTGTTGCAAGTCTTGGTACCTTTAGTACTGGTATTAATATTCGGAATCTGCACAATATCGTGTTCGCTAGCCCGTCAAAGTCTCAAATTAAGGTTTTACAATCTATCGGACGAGGGTTACGCAAATCCGATGATGGACGTGAAACAACACTCTACGACATAACTGACGACTTGCACTGGCATAATAGAAAAAATTACACGTTACTTCATGGTGCAGAACGTATAAAAATATATGACAAAGAACAATTTAAATATAAAATCATTAAGGTAGACATATGACCGAAACAATCGTAAAACAATGCCTACTCACAACCGGTGATGAAATTGTGTGCGAGGTTGTTGATTGGGACGATGATGAAGGTCCTGGTCTTGTCATACGTAACCCTTTGAAAGTAGTTACGGTAGATAGACCTGATGGATTACGATATCATATTTTTCGGCCTTTAATGATTATGCAACTAGAAGAAGGAACGTTTCAAACTTTAAACGCAGAACACATTCTTGTAGAAGCAACTCCTATAAAAGAAGTGGTAAAAGAATATTACAACGCGCTAAATGTAGAAAATGATGAACGTACACCAATTGATGGCGACGAAAAATTTAAAAAGTATATGAAAAAAATTACTAAAATCCTAGATGGAGAAGATGACAGCGATGAAGATAATGTAATTAAATTATTTCCCACACCTGGTAAAGATAAATTACATTAGTACTCCAGCCCACCATAAAGGATACCTTTAAATTATATACAGTTTTGCCGGATTGTAAACCCCTAAAACGTAAAAAAAAATAAATTTTTTTAGTTTACTTTTATTAAAAAATAGTATAGAATAGAAATATTGAATGAGGATATATTATGGCCAAGAAGAAAAGCATTCACTACGTAAATAACAAAGAATTCTCACAAGCAGTTGTTGATTATTGTACGGTAGTGAAGGAAGCAAAAGAAAAAGAATCTACGCTTCCAGTAGTTCCTAATTACATCGCACAATGCTTTCTTAAAATTGCCGAAGGCTTATCACATAAATCTAATTTCATACGTTACACTTATCGTGAAGAGATGGTAATGGACGCAGTTGAGAATTGTCTAAAGGCTATTGAAAACTATAACATTGAAGCTGCTACACGATCAGGTAACCCTAACGCATTCGCGTATTTCACTCAAATTTCTTGGTACGCATTCTTACGTCGTATCGCAAAAGAAAAGAAACAACAAGACATTAAACTCAAGTACCTATCACAATCTGGTATTGAACAGTATGTATTCGGAGACGTTGAAGATAAAGCTGCTAATAATGCTGTACAGCTATTTGTCGATCAACTCAAAGATCGTATTGATAAAGTAAAAGAACGTGATACAGAGTTTCGTCAATACGTACAAGAAGAAAAGACACGTAAGAAACGAGTTATGCGTGTTGATTCTGATCTACAAACATTTATGGATGATGAATGAAAATAGCTATATTGAATGACACTCATTGTGGTGTTCGCAATTCTTCTGATATTTTTTTAGATAATGCAGATAAATTTTATAATGAAGTATTTTTCCCCTATCTCTTAGAACATAATATAAAACATATTCTTCACCTTGGTGATTACTATGACAATCGTAAGTTTATTAACTTTAAAGCACTTACACGTAATCGTAAGATGTTTCTTCATAAGTTACGTGAGTATGGTATCACTATGGACATTATATGTGGTAACCATGATACGTACTACAAGAATACAAATGACTTGAATTCATTAAAAGAATTACTTGGACATTATATGAATGAAGTACATATCGTAAATAGTCCTACAGTCTTAGAATATGACGAACTAAAGATTGCAATGGTTCCATGGATTAATCCTGAGAATGAAAAAGAATACATAGAATTTATTAAAAAATGTGATGCTCCTATCCTTGGTGCTCATTTAGAACTTGATGGTTTTGAAATGATGAAAGGTATTGAAAGCACACATGGCATGGACCCTTCTATCTTCGATAGATTCGAGATGGTGTTATCAGGACACTATCATACAAAATCAAACAAAGGTAATATCCATTACCTTGGATCACAAATGGAGTTTTTCTGGAATGACGCCCACGACAAAAAATACTTTCACATCTTGGATACATCAACACGTGACCTTACTCCTATCCATAACCCTCATACTTTGTTCCATCGGATCTATTATGACGATGTGGTGGCTGATTTCGGAGATTATGACGTTACATCACTAGACAATAAATTTGTAAAAATTGTAGTAATTAATAAAAACGACCTATTTACATTCGACCGATTTGTTGATAGAATACAGAATAGGAAAATATATGAACTCAAGATTCAAGATAATTTTTCAGAATTTATTGGAAGTAACGTAGAAGATGAAAGTGTATCTCTCGAAGATACAACATCTCTCGTTAATACATACATTGATAACGTGGAGACAGAGTTGGATAAAGATCGTATCAAAAAAGAAATGAACGATCTATATGTGGAAGCACAGACACTCGAAATAGCATGATAAAATTTACCACCTTAAAGTGGAAGAATTTTCTTTCTACAGGAAACTCTTTTACCACAGTAGACTTTACTGACTCAAAAACTACATTGGTTGTAGGCCACAATGGTGCAGGCAAATCGACCATGCTTGATGCTTTGGCATTTGCGTTATTCGGTAAAGCACATAGAAATATTAGTAAGCCTCAACTTCTTAATTCGATTAATAATAAGAATTGTGTAGTTGAAGTTCAATTCAACGTGTCTGGTTCGAACTATAAAATCGTTCGTGGTATCAGACCAAACATATTCGAGATTTGGAAAGACGGGTCTATGATAAATCAGTCCTCTCATTCCAAAGAGTACCAGAAGATCCTCGAGCAAAACATCATTAAGCTTAATCATAAAAGCTTTCACCAGATCGTCGTGCTCGGCAGTTCCTCCTTCATTCCCTTCATGCAACTTGCAGCCGGCGCTAGGCGTGATGTTATCGAGGATCTTCTGGATATTAATGTATTCTCTAAGATGAATACTATTCTAAAAGAAAAGAATGGTTTACTCAAAGAAGATATAAAGTCTACAGAATATGATTTAGAACTCGCAAAAGAAAAGATTGACTTACAATCAAAATATATTAAAGAGGTTGAAAGTCTTAGTAACGACCAGATTGAAAGTAAAGAACTTGAAATAAAAGATGTCAATGACGAGATACAAACATTGCAAACAAGTAATGCTACTTTGTCAGATGAGATTGATCAAAGCTCTATTGGCTTACAAGAAGACCTTAAAAAGAATCATGATAAGAAACAAGCCTTGTTACAATACAAAGCTGAGTTCAATCAGAAAATCTCTACACTCGTTAAAGAAACAAAGTTTTATGAAGAAAATGATACATGTCCTACATGTTCTCAGGATATTGATTCAGAACTACGATCTACAAAACTTACTAACGCCAAGACAAAAGCAGCAGAAATACAAAAAGCTTTGGATGATGTAGGTGATCAATCAACTATTGTAGAAGATGCTTTAAGTCAACTTACAAATACCTCAGAAGACATACGAAATAAAACAGCATCTATATCTTCTAACAATCGAGAAATCGTGAGGCTTCAAGGTCAGATACAAAATATCAATGATGCAATAACAAAGATACGAGGCAATGATGGTGATGTTGCTAAGTCTAAAACTGACCTTGAATTATTAAAAGGAAAAAAAGACGATTTATTTGAAAAAAGATTGTACTTAAACGAATCTTTGAGTTATAATAGTGTTATACTAGAAATGCTCAAAGACACAGGAATTAAAACAAAAATTATTAAACAATATTTACCGGTTATAAATAAACTCGTAAATCAATACTTACAGGTTCTAGATTTCTTCGTGTCCTTTCATTTGGACGAAGCATTCTCAGAAACTATTCGATCCAGACATCGCGACGCCTTTACTTACGACTCATTTTCCGAGGGTGAGAAACAACGTATCGATCTGGCATTACTCTTTACTTGGCGTATGATAGCCAAGATGAAGAACTCGGTTGCAACAAATTTACTTATCTTGGATGAAACATTTGATTCATCTTTAGATTATGAAGGTGTTGACAATCTTATGAAGATAATACACACATTAGATGACGATACTAACGTGTTTGTTATTTCTCATAAAGGTGATATTCTTGAAGGGAAGTTCGAAAACAAACTCGAGTTTCACAAAGAGAAGAATTTTAGTAAACTAAAAGGAAATTTATAATGGAACTATCCAGCTTTACTATGCAAACTTTGAAGAACTTCTCTTCGATCAATCCTAACTTAGTGATTCATCCAGGGAAGTCTGTTATGACTATGTCTGAAGCTAAGAACATTCTTGCTCAGGCAACTGTACCAGAAGAATTTGATCGTACATTTGGCATATACGATCTATCAGAATTCTTATCGGTTGTAAATTTATTTGATGCAGCTAACTTAAAACTTGATGATCAGTTTGCCACAATTGGTGATACATCTGGTAGAGCAAAGATTAAGTATTTCTTTTCAGATACAGAAATGCTTACGTCTCCAAGTAAGCCAATCAATATGCCAGATCCTGAAGTTACTTTTACTTTGGATCAAACAACACTTGCTAACCTAAAACGTGCTTCATCGGCACTTGGTCATAGTGAGGTATCGATCACTGGTTCAAACGGTGTGGTTACACTTACGGTTGTAGATACAACTAACAGTACATCGAATACTTACTCCATTGATGTTGATGGAGAATACAAGTCGGAAGACTTTAATTTCATTTTAAACATTAGTAATCTTCGAATGATTCCATCTGACTATAAAGTAGAAATATCATCGAAGCTTATATCACAGTTCACCAGTACTTCAGATGATATGGACTTAAAGTATTGGGTAGCCCTCGAAAAGTCCTCAACCTACAAAGATTAATAGGAGATTATTATGTCAGATCACGAACAGGTTTATGATCTATGTAACCGAGTCAGCCGTTCAGCTGTAGCAGTCATTGATGCTATTACGCAGCGTGGTGGATTCAAAGGCGAAGAGCTTAGTACTATTGGCACACTACGAGACCAATGTATTCAGCTTATACAAATCGTAGAACAACGCGATGAAGAAGAGGCTGCGGAATCTGAATAGTTTACATTTGCTCAAAATTGGTTTAGAATACTATTATTATATTATGAGGAGAGCAGATGAGTAAAGATTTCTTATGGGTTGAAAAGTACCGGCCGCGGAAGGTGGCCGATACTATCTTACCCGCAGACTTAAAAAATACATTTCAAAAAATAGTTGATACTGGTGACATGCCTAACATGTTGTTTACTGGTACAGCTGGTCTTGGTAAGACCACAATCGCTCGTGCTATGTGCAATGAGCTTGATCTTGATTACATAGTAATCAATGGATCTGAAGAAGGTAACATAGATACATTACGTGGCAAGATAAAACAATTTGCTTCATCTGTATCTTTGCAAGGTGGATATAAAGTTATCATTCTCGATGAGGCTGATTATCTTAATCCACAATCAACACAGCCAGCTCTTCGTGGTTTCATGGAAGAGTTTGCAAATAACTGTCGTTTCATTTTAACATGTAACTTTAAGAATCGTGTTATTGAACCCCTACATTCTCGATGTGGTGTATATGAATTCAATACGTCAAAGAAAGCTCTAGCAGATATTGCAGCTCAATTCTATAAACGTTTCGTATATATATTAGACCAAGAAAACGTATCTTATGATTCGAAAGCAGTGGCGGATCTAATTATGAAGTACGCACCAGATTGGAGGAGAGTAATAAATGAAGGACAACGAAACAGTATTGGTGGGAGTAGTATTGATGGTAGTAATAATAATTCTAGCGGAACTGGATTTGCTACCCTTTCTGCCAGTTTAAAAGAAAAGAATTTTAAGAAAATGAGATCTTGGGTCGTAAACAATATGGACCAAGATACTGTAGGAATCTTTCGTGGTCTATATGATAATATGAATGAATTTATAGAACCTCGATCTATTCCACAACTAGTTCTTATTCTTGCAGACTATCAATATAAAGATGCTTTTGTAGCAGACCATGAATTAAATGTTGTAGCTTGTATGACAGAAATCATGGCAAACGTGGATTTTAAATAATGGATGATTGTATCATATATGATTTTGAAACGTTAGGCAATCAATATACTGGAGTTGCAGTATCTCTTGCTATTCTTCGTTTCAATGAAAGTAACTATGCTTTAGATCCTTATAACTACGATAACTTAGTAGAAGACACAGCTTTTATAAAGTTTGATGTAGAAGAACAGGTAAAGAAGTTTGGCAGAAAAATAGATAAATCTACCTTAGAATGGTGGGGAAAGCAATCAGAGCAGGCTCAACAGCAACTCAAGCCTTCACCGAGTGATGTATCTATTTCTAACCTTTGGAACTTTATCACAGAATATACACAAGGAATGGATATACGGCGCGTATACACACGTGGCAATATGTTTGATCCAGTTCTTATGGAAAAACTTTTATATTCATGTGATAAAGGAATACCATATCCTTGGTGGAACGTAAGAGATACTCGATCTTTCCTTGATGGATTGTTATGGGGATCAGACATTGACGATAAGTTTATGCCAGATGGTTGTGCACAATCTTTTATTCACCATGATCCTCGTCATGATATTTCATTGGATGTCATGCGGATGCAAACTGTTGTACGTGCACTATAAATAGTGTTATAATTGTATGAGGATATAATGCCACAAGAAATACCATATCAAGTAGCCGGATTCAGAGATGAAGAAAATGATAGATTTATTCTTGTCAATCCGATTTTTCTTGCTAATTTAGACTCTGCTTCATCAGGAGATTTTATTACTGATGGCCAGCACTTCAATTTATCTGGAGTTACACAAATACAATCTGGTACATCAAAAGCTTTTATTCCAGTTGATGATGATTTAGAAAATTCTCAAAGTCTTACTGGTGTAACTAATCATGTACTTACTGGTACGAACAGCGGTTATCGTATGCCTTTCAGTGGCACTGTTAGAAATATTTCTATGCAATTAAATACTATTGCAGGATCTGGTAACACTACTGTCACGCTGTTTAAAAATAATAGCGCCACAAGTAAGACAGTGACCGTTGATTGTACGTCCACTGGATCACGTGGTAACCATACTGCTATTACACCTGAATCTTTTGCAGCAGGTGATAACTTAACATTTGCCATTACACATAGTACTGGCACACTTGAAACATCCAGTCATTCTGGATTAATTTTTCTTAATTATAATGAATCATCATGAGTCCTTTTGAATATTTAAACGCGATTAATTTTACTAAACAAGATATAATGATTGACGATATAACTGAAAAGCAGTACAACGCTTTTATGGTGAATCGTGGTCTATCTTATTTCTCAGATACTGTAGCTATAGCAAACGAGATGAATCAATACGCTCACCTCGATAAAAAGCTTCAATTTCATTTTCTTATAAATATTGTCAGGAAGCGGAAACGTTTTTCAAAATGGAACAAACCTGACTTAGTAAGTGATATTGAAGTTATAAAAGAGTATTATGGCTACAGCAATGATAAAGCTAAACAAGCTCTTTCACTTCTATCACCTGAGCAAATTAAAGAATTAGAAAAGAAGGTGAGTAAAGGTGGAAGAAAATAATGTAATTGAATGGTCACCAACAACTATGTTGGAGATTACACTAAACGAACCAGATGACTTTTTAAAGGTTCGTGAAACACTTACTCGTATCGGCGTAGCATCACGCAAAGATCGTAAGTTGTTTCAATCATGCCACATCCTACATAAACAAGGCCGGTACTTTATTGTACATTTTAAAGAGCTGTTTATGCT